TTTTTACGAACAAAACTATCTTTACTAGTTAATAAATCAAGTAAAAACTTTTGATGTTCCATTATTCTAGTAAGTACATTAATATTATTAAAATCAATAGTTTGCAAAGCTTGATTTTCCATATCAGCAATTTGTTCTAAATATGGATCAGTTTCTTCTGCTTTTTTTCTGATATAATCTTCTAAACTTGTCATCTTGTTGGCATGTTCAAATGCTTGTTGTTCTGTGTCATAAAAACATTTAGGCATCACACCTATCTCACCTAAATCAGTAATTTGTTTACTAAGTGTTTCTATTTCACCTGATGTTGTCAGAACTTGCAAAGCTGTTTCTTGCAATGTTTTTTCTTTGCTAGCTAATACCTCTTCATGCTTAGTGTCGTGCATTTGCTGACCACAAGCATAACATTCGTGCTTTCTAAGTGTTTCAACCTCTAACTTTAGTTTTTCTAATTGTTTATTTTCTTTAGCTAAGGTCAGTTCAGCACTAGTTAACCACTTTTGCAATTCTGTTTTTTCTTTAACTTTTACATTATATGTTGCTAAGTCTTTGTGTGCCTGTAATTCAGCAGCAATATCTACGTTGTGTAGTTCTAACCATTGGTTCATGAGAGATTCTGTATCTGCCTCATGTTTTTGTTTCCAAAGCGTTTGTCTACGTTTAAGTGCGTCAATCTGTTCTTTTACTCTTTTGTTAGCCTCTTCAATTGCTTTTATTTTAAATTCTTCTTGCTGAATGTTATCTTTGGAATCTTTAATTAACTGTTTTATTGATTCTGCTTTTTCACTTAACAAAGTGATACCAAGTAACTGCTCAATAATGTTACGTTGATCATTTGCCTTCATTGCAAGAAAAGGTTCACTATATGTGTTTAAGGCAACAATGTGCTTAAACATATCTAGGCTCATGTGAATTACTTTTTCAATCGCTATTTGTGTTTCTTTATTCTCACCTTGTGCGTCATCTTTTGATATTTGTTCGTTGTTTGTATAAAAACGTAGTAGATTTGGTTTTCTGCCGCGTTCTATTTTATAATCAGTTCCATTGACAGAAAATTCAAGTGTAACTAACATGCCCTTACCATTAGTTCTATTCACTAAATTGTCTTTACGAATGTTATTGATAGGACTACCAAACAGTGCATAACACAGACCTTGTATTAATGTTGTTTTACCTGTACCGTTACGAGCACCGTCACCACCTAAATCTAAATTCTCACCTAATATAAGAGTAAGGTCTGTGCGATCAAAATTAACAGCTTGAGTCACAGCACCTATGCTTAGAAAGTTACGTAATGTTATATTTTTTAATTGAATCATATGTTTCTATAAATCTCCAACAACAATTTTTTATCGTAAAAATCACTTTCTATTGCACCAATTTGATCTAATACAATTTGATCAACTGATTCAAACTTTAATTCACCTGCATTAACATCATTTGACACTTGATCTAACTTCATAGGTATGAGTGCCATTTCACGTAAACTATGTTTAGGGATTAATGTTTCACGAATAAAATTTGCTTCTTCGTAACTTATATCTATATCTAAATGGACTCTTATATGAGAATCTTTTAAAAGTAGTCCTTCAGGGTTCTCTAAAATTTCACTTAATTTATAGACACGATATTTAGGTTGATCTGGCCAACTATGAAACTCCGGCTCACCTCCCCATTCAAGTATCATCATGCCCCGAGCATCATCACCTGCATCAGCGTAATTATGTGGGAAAGCATTCCCTATATACCAAACATTCTTTTTTGATTGACGTTTGTGAAAATGCCCAGTAAAAACTTTTTCAAATCCTGTCATATGCGTAGAATTAATTTCACCGTGATCCGGCATTTCTACCATAGCGTTCATGAAAAAGTTAGGCAATTCAAAATGACCAAACAAATATTTACCGCTAAGTTTTTGTAATCGTTTCCAATCTTCTTGCACTAGCCAAGGAGCGATTACAATATCTTTTGTGATATACCAGTCGTTAATTATTTCAACATTCGGTAAATGTTTAGCCCACTCAACACTATGAATGTCCCTACGGTCACGATAATAAAGATCGTGATTGCCTGGGATAAAATATACCCTATCAAAGTTATCATTTAATTTCTCCAGTGCCTTAAGACCATATTGCATGGTATGAATGTTGATACTAGCACGATGATGGTTATAATCTCCCAAGAAGAAACAAGTCTCACACCCTTCAATCTTTGCTTGAGAGATAAACCAATCTACAAATTTTTCACAGTCTTGGTTATGTTGCAAACTGTTTGATTTTAATCCAAAATGTATATCTGTGAATACTGCTGCCTTCTTAAATAAATTTGTCATAGGTTAAGTATAGCAATTTATGTAAGTCTTTTCAATACATATGGTTATTCTTCGTATGTTGAAAAGCCTTCACTATTTTGACGACTCCAGCTTGGGTTTAGTCCATTTATTTCTAATATATCGTCACGTATATTTTGATTTCGTTTTTCACTGTTTAATACACGGCAGAAACTATTTGTTATTGCTGCAGTATAATATGCGAACGGGTTTTGACTTTTGGCTTCGTTAAATCGTAATCCAACATATGTCAACTGTAAAATAGCACTGTTGCGCATTTCATCGTTATATGTGTATCCACGCCAGTTAAATTTCATAGCATATTTTTCACATAACATAATGTACATTCTGGCTAGCTTGTCAGTTATATTTCCATGATCTTTATTGAATGATCCCGTTTTTAAATCACCACTCCAGTGACTCTTTCCTATACAATGAAAGGTTTTGTTCTCGTCCATGCGAAAATGTTGGAAGGGAGGAAAGTTGACACGAACATGAACCATATCGTCTACTTCATCTTTTGTTGTAGGATCATCCAAATCAACAAAAATATCTTCTATCGTATCTTCAAATTCAAATATGTCTTTTGCTGATTTTTTCTTTTCTACTTTTCTAGGTTGTTTAGGGGCTACAGGAATATGATCCCAAGTCATTATCCTGAATACTAAATCAGAAGTAGGAATCTTTTTTGGATTTACTGTTTCACCGGTTTCTATGCTAAGTCTAGTTGCTCTAGTTTCTTTTGCTTCTTTTATAATTTTAGGTTTTGCAGCATACTTAAGGCTTTCTTCGATACTAGCATGCGGCATATCTACTATAAAATCATATCTATGATCACTAGTTTTGTCTAGATATGTGCAGTATGTGTTCTTGCTTGCATGTATTTCTTTGAGAATATCTTTGTTGTTTAGGTAATTTACTGGTTTTTTAGGTGTTATTGTCATAAGTTAGGTTAATAAGTTATCACTATAGTAACATCAAAAGTGATAGAAATGCAAGTTTTTTTAAGAGAAAAGGTAAAAAACGTCATATTATTTAGCGATAAATATGTAAATAACAGGAAACAACTATGGCATTTGTAAATGGATTTGACCCAGAAAAAGCACAGGCTTACAATGAATTACGCCAATCCAGCCCCAATTTAAGTCAGGAACAACTATTAAGTCAAGCAGGAATATCCAGTGCTGAAGCAGGGTATTACCGTCCGTCCCCAATTGGATTTTTAATTCAAAACCCTACTCCAACAAATGTTAATACCACACTTTTTGCACCATCTGGCACATCAGTGACCGCTGCAAACTTTCCCGTACCTGCTCCTTTAAGAACAGTCGGTGATGAACCAGTTAATAATGAAAGCAGCGGATATGATTTCCAATCACAAGCACAACGAACAGTAACCGACGAACCAGTCAACGAGTTTGAAAGACCACTGAACTTTGAACCAAGTAATCTAGAAGATCCTGCAAGCGGCGTAAATTTAGGTGGTTTAATCACTACACAAGAACAATCTGTTCAAAGACAACAGGCGCAGTTTTTGGCACAGCAAGATTGGAGATTTAGAATTAGTTTAGCCCCAGGATCTACCTATTTATATAATGACCCAGAAGCAAGACAAAGTGCCGATCATATATTAAATCCATTGTTCACAACGCAAGGAGTTATATTTCCCTATGTTCCTCAGGTATCAGTATCATATAATGCAAACTATGAACCAACAGACTTGGCTCATACTAATTATAGGATATATCAATACAAAAATAGCAATGTAGGAGATATTAATATTACTGGTGATTTCACTGCACAAGATACACATGAAGCAAACTATTTACTAGCAGTAATACACTTTTTCAAATCAGTAACTAAAATGTTTTATGGTGCTGATAGTAATCCTCTTAGAGGTACTCCGCCACCTTTATGTTATCTGTCAGGATTTGGTCAGTATCAATTTAACTATCATCCAGTTGCAATAACTTCATTTAGCTATACTTTACCTACAGATGTTGATTACATTAAAGCGGGCGTAATAAGCAACACAGGAGGACAAAACATTGAATCACAAACTAATACACCAAAAAATATATTAGGTGGTTCATCTATCGGAACTTTATTATCATCTTTTTTTAGATTGAAAAATGCAGGCTTAACTCCCGGTGCAAGATCAACCCGACCTGAATTTAATATTGCAGAAGTTTCAAATCCAACCTACGTACCTACTAAAATTCAAATTCAAATAGGTTGTATTCCTATTATTTCTAGATTTGCTATGGCAAATGCATTTAGTCTTAAAGAATATGCTACAGGAAGATTATTAGTTGGAACTGGAAAATCAGATATTGGAGGAATTTGGTAATGCTATATCCAACAACTAGTCCTTATTATGCAACAGACATTGTTAACAATCAATTTTTAGACATTATGGTAGATAGACCACTACCAAAAAAAGCAGATGATGTATATTGGGAAATTACACCAACATATAATTTGCGACCTGATTTATTAGCTTATGACTTGTACGGAAACCCATCGTTATGGTGGGTGTTTGCACAACGTAATCCAAACAGATTAAAAGACCCTCTTTTCGATTTTATCACAGGGGTAGGAATTTACTTACCTCAACAAGAAACACTAACAGCAGCATACGGCATATAATATGGCAGATCAAAATCAGGCACAAGATGATGGCTTTATTCCCGCAGGTGAAACGGTAGGTTCAAGACCTATTGAAGTAACAGGAGAAGAAAATGATGGTTACCTAGTTGCTTTATATGGCGGTAGACCAAAAAATCCTCTTAACGAATATGCTAGTTTTACTTATAAACTTATTCTGTACATGGTCACTGCTGAAGCATATATTAGATTCATAGAATCTGGTATGACATACATAGGAACAAACGAAGGATTTTTTACGGTTGCTGAATCAGGTGGCACTCCTTCTCAAAGCGATGCTCCTAGAATTAATGAAAACGCTGAGTACTTTATTGATGATTTGACCTTTAAGACTTTTTGTAATACAAAGGCAACTGAATCAGCGACTAATTCAATAAATTTTGAATTTAAAATTTATGAGCCTATGGGCTTCAGTTTTACAAGTGTTCTTAAACAAAGAGCATTAGAAGCAGCGTTGAACAGCGGATTACCTGGTATACAAGACAATAAAGATTCAATAAAACAATTTTATGTTCTTTCAATAAGTTTTTTAGGGTACGATGATGCAGGAAACGCAATTAAAGAAATAATTCCAGGTAGAGAAAGCGGGTTGTATTCAGGTACCGGATCAGGTCAAACAGGAACGAAGGTAGGTAGTAATGCTAGTTTCTTTCCTCTTTCAATAACTGATTTTTCATTTAGGCTTGATGGAAAAAGCACAGTTTATACTATTAAGGCTACACCATTATCTGTGCAAGAAGCATATGGTGTTAAAAGAAATCAAATTCCAGAAGATAGACAAGTATCGGGTACAACAGTGGGTGAAGTTTTGGTTGGTAATGAAATTGACGCTGACAATCCAAATGCAAGAGGTATTGTTCAAATAATGAATGAGAGAGAACAACAACTTTATAATAATGGTAAAGCCAAATATACCAACTCATATCATATTGAAATTGATGATGCAATTAAGTATGCAAAACTTACATCACAGGAACGATATGATAAAGTCAAAGCAGAAATGGGTTCCCCTACCACTAGCGGTCAAATAAGTGCTAAAGATAGTAGAAAAAACTTAACTTATAATCCTAATACAAGAACATTGGCGATAGCAGGGGGAATGACATTAACTAAATTTATTGACAATGTTATTTTACAAAGTGAGTATATAACAAAGGCACTTGATACTGTTTATACAGAGGATGGAATTTTAGAAGATAAGCCTGCAAGTGGAAATAAAGGATCAAAAATTTTAGATTGGTATTCAATTAATCCTGTAGTAAAACCTAAAGGTTATGATTCGTTAAGAAATGATTATGTATTTGACATAACTTATTATGTAGCTCCTTATAAAATACCTTATGTAAAATCAGTTTTTATAGAACCTGAAAGTAGGTCAGATTATTATGGACCATATAAAGTATATAATTATTATTTTACAGGACAGAATACAGAGGTTTTAAATTTTGAAACAAGTTATAATGCATTATATTTTTTACCCGGAGGATCCGACGATCAGAAAGAAAAACCAAATGACGGATTAGGCAACACCCCTATTGTTCCTGGAAGTAAAAACATTGGGTCGGAATTAAATGCAAGCAAAGGCGGTATTCCTATTGGTTCTATAAAAACAAATTTGTACAGCCCGGGTGATCAAATTAAAGCTAAATTACAAATAATGGGTGATCCTGATTATCTAATGACAAGTATAGGAACTGCTAAAAATGCAAGCACACCTAGAGAAGCCGCTTACACTGATAATTTACAAATAAATCCTTTAGGAGGGCAAATTTTTATTGAAATAAACTTCTACGAAGGATTAGATTATAACATTAGCACTGGTTTATTAACCATTAATAAAAATATTACTTTTTATGATAATGGCTCGCAACCTCAAAATGCATTAATGGAACAAGGTAAACAAAATGTTTCAGGTTTAGTTTATATGGTTTTATCTGTAACTAGTTCATTAACTAAAGGAAGATTTACACAAGATTTGGATCTTGTGTTGTGGACAGATCCAACAGTTCGTAAAACCACATCGGTAACTGCAGAAGGCAGAGAAACAACTACAAATCAAGCAGAACAGTTAGGAACTAATACATATGGTTTTGGGAATCAAGAATTCCCAGTCAATTCATCATCACAATCACAACAAACCACGCCAGATACATATTGGCAACCAACTGAGCAATCAATAACCAATAGATTGGTGACTGACGATGCGACCCCTGCTGAATCAACAGTTGGATCAAATGTTGGGGTTGCCTTTAATCAACAACGAGCATTTAATTCAAGTGTAGTCGATGATGACTCATTACAATCAAGTAATTTAGTAAGTGATTTTATACGTGTAAATCAAGAGGGAAGAGCAGTTTAAAGGTACAAAATGGATAATATTATAAAAACTTCTGGTACTACGGAACAATATAAATTAAATCCGGGAGGATCAATTTCATATCCTTTCGCAGTAAAAGGAATAGTTAAACAAAATGTTGATAGCATCCGTACTGGAAGAATTAAAGTTTATATTGCAGATTTTGGTGCTACCGATCCTAATGATTCAAGTTCTTGGGTAGTTGTAAGTTATCTATCTCCCTTTTATGGATTTTTACCGGGTGATTATGCTCCTAACACTGCAAGTGATTCTTCTTATGGTACGTTTTTAGAAAATCCTACTAGTTATGGATTTTGGGCAACATCGCCAGATATAGGTTCAGAAGTCGTATGTTTGTTTTTGTATGGTAAAAAGGATTTTGGTTATTACATAGGATGCATTCCGCAACCAGGAATAACACATATGGTTCCTGCAATTGGATCTACTAATGATGTAATAATGGAAGAAGCTGAGGCAGAAAAGTTTGGTGGATCTTCAAATCTACCTACAGTTGAAATGAATGTGCAGAATAATCAACTTTACAATACTCCAACTTTTTATGATCAGGCTAAACCAGTTCACAAAATAGTTGCTGCGCAACTTTGGCAACAAGGGCTACTTAGAGATTCTGTACGAGGAACGATTACAAGTAGTTCTACTAGAGAAAGTCCATCTCAAGTTTTTGGTATATCCACTCCAGGTAGACCAATTTATAAAGGTATTACCGGAGGTAGTGAAGGGGAGTTAGGAAAAAACGTAGACTCAGGGACTGCTGAGCAGGCTAAATTAATAGGTCGCAGAGGTGGACACACGTTCGTTTTAGATGATGGTGATTTTTTTGGACAAAACAATTTAATTAGATTACGTAGCGCATCTGGACATCAAATCACAATGAGTGACGATGGTCAAACTCTTTTTATAATACATAGCAATGGTCAAAGCTATATTGAATTAGGTAAAGAAGGTACAGTAGATATCTATGCTACTAATAGTATAAATGTAAGAACCAAAGGTGATTTAAATTTACACGCGGATAATAATATTAATATTAATGCTAAGAAAAAATTTAATATTTTTGCAGAAGAACTGAATATTAATAGTGATAAAAATACAAATCTACGAGTTGGTGAAAATTTTAGTCAACAAACTTTAAAAAATCATACTGTAAAGGTTGATGAAGCAATGAGTTTTTTATCAAAAAGCACTTCATCATTTAAAAGCGATGCAGTAACTTATATTAACGGAAGTAAAATTAATCTGAATACAGGTAGTTCGCCAACAGTTCCTGCTGAGATTAAACCTATACCAGTAGTACAACACACTGATACATTTTTTGACGAAACACAAGGATGGGTTCCTGCCCCTGCTAAATTGCCTAGCATAAATTCACGTGTTCCTGCTCATACACCTTGGACTGATGCGAATAAAGGAGTTGATGTTAAAATCGATGATAGTGCAGCCGGCAATTTCCCCTCACCTCCGTCACCTGCAGTTCAAAATACAAACGCTGCAACTGCAAATGTTCCTGTTAAAGTGACTACTCCTGCGGTTGCATCAACGGTTCCTAGCTCTAAATCTGCGAAAGGTAACTTTGATAAAAATACAACATCTGCTGCGGTGTCCCAAGCAGCCGTTTCTGCCGGCACTGATCCAGTTAAAGGCTCAGCAGCTTTAGCAGGAGGAGGAATCGTAACTAACAACGGAAGTAAAACTGCTGTTTTAGGAAAACTAGGACATTCACCAAATCAACTTGAAGAAGCTGGAGTCCTTAAACCAGGTGCAAGCACCGTTGCAAATAATTTAATTCAAAATAATAAATCATTAGATCAATCTATACCACCTAATTTGCTCACAGGTAAAGACGGTATTAACAATATAAATGATTATAACAAAAGTAGCACTGCACAAACTTCTACGCAAGTAAATTTAATGAATAGCAGTTACAATCAATTAAAGAGTAACGGTATTATTCAAGGGAATGAAAGCCCAACTCAAATAACAGGGTTAGTTAATAGTACATCATCGTATGGAATAGGACCAGTAAAATCATATGTAAATGGTGCATCCGGTTCTAATACTACACCATCAGCTCAAAGTAATAATGGAGCAATCGCATCTACAATATCTTCAGGGAACTATGCGGCAAATATGGCTGAAAAATTACTTAGCCCAGTTGGTTCAATGGTTTCTTCTGTTATATCAACAGGAGCTGCGATTGGAGCTGCAGTTGTAGGTGCAGCCTCTGCTGTGTTTAATGCTATCAAAGGCAGTTATACTAAATTAACCGCTGGCAAGCCTCAAAATTTATCAGCGTTGAATAGTAAAAATAGTCAAAATGGTGGCAACGCAGTTGGTGGATTGTACGGCGGCGACAATGCAATTAGCAATAACGTTAGTTCATCTTATTTTACTTCGCCTACCACTGTTAATCCGTCTCAGATAACACAATCTGTGGATGCATCAACTAATGGTTTAGTAAATGCTACAGTATCAAATGTACCATCAGACGAGTTAGCAAGTTTACAAAGTGCGTCTAAATCTATATCTTCAAATGGTCCTGCAGCGACTAAAATGCCAACTGCTGCAGTAAATACAGTTGATAGATCCTCAATAAAAAGCGCCACTACAGAAATCTATAGCGATAAAAGAATTTCTCTACCATACTCAGATAGTGCCGAATCTAAACCTCCTAAGGCAGAGGTTTTAGAACAATATAATGATTTAAGGGGAGAATTGGATGTCGCAGTTAATAATAGAAGGCAAAACAAAATTAAATGGAAAGAAGCTGTTTCTACATACGGTGGCGAATCTGTTCAAGCCGTAACTGCATTACGTGATTATAAAGATTCAATCCGTGAAGTTGAAAGTTTAGAAACAGCAGTAGAGTTGGCATACAAAGAATTATATGGTTAAGTGAGATATTATTATGGTTATATACAAAGGATTTAGCACATTATTCACTAATGCACAGAAACCTTCAATTATTCCACCTGGAATAAGTGGTGGTCCTGGATCAATTATTGCTCCTGTTTTACCAAACAAAAAGTTCAGTCTTTATGATGATCAACTTGTGATAGTCGATTTTTTAAACGCTCTTAATACTCCACAAGGACAAAAAGTAGGGAATCCTGCATATGGGACCTCTATTTGGACATACATATTCGAACCAAATATTCCTGAGATTCAAATTCAGATTGACAACGAAATTCGCCGCATTGCGGCTCAGGATCCTAGAATAATATTAAACACTATCACAACTTATCCCTATGAAAATGGATTTTTGACAGAAATTGAAATGGCAGTATCTCCTCAGAACAAAGTTCAGCTATTACAACTTAATTTTGATAAAGGGAGTAGCACAGTATCATTAAATAACCGTTGAAAATAGTGGGTTTTTAGCAAAGATAAATATAAAAAAGAGATAAAAGTATGGCTACAAGTTCAAGACAGGCAACAATTTTTGGTGTGAATGACTGGAAAACAGTCTATAAAACCTATAGTCAAGCAAATTTTCAAAGCTATGACTATGAAACTTTGCGAAAAAGTTTTATAGATTACCTGCGTTTGTACTACCCAGAAACTTTTAATGATTATGTTGAGAGTAGTGAATTTATAGCACTACTAGATGTTATTGCATTTATGGGTCAGGCTGTCTCATTTAGGGATGATCTGAACACACGTGAAAATTTTATCGACACCGCAGAACGTAGAGACAGTGTAATTAAACTAGCAAATTTAGTAAATTATAATCCAAAAAGAAATAATGCTGCTCAAGGATTTTTAAAAATTACTAGTCTAACTACAACAGAAAATGTTGTAGACATCAATGGTTTAGGTCTTGCAGGTATACCTGTATTTTGGAACGACCCTGCTAATCCAAATTGGTTAGAGCAATTTTATTCTATAATAAATGCCACATTAGTTGATGCACAACGAGTCGGGAGACCTGGTAATACACAAGAAATTTCAAATATTAAAACTGAAGAATATTCTTTGCGTATTCCAAATACTGTTTTACCTGTTATACCTTTTAATGCAACAGTTGGTGGTGTAACTATGAATTTTGAAGGGGTGAGTGCTACAAGTTTAAATCAAACCTATGTGTACGAAATTCCTCCTAATCCAAAAGGCACATTTAATATTTTATACAGAAATGATAAATTAGGTTACGGTAGTTTAAACACTGGATTCTTTTTATATTTTAAACAAGGTTCACTTGTAAATTATGATTTTACATTAAATCAACAAATTGCAAATCAGGTAGTTCCAATAGGAGAAATACAAGGAATTAATAATACTGATACATGGTTGTATAAAATTGATTCAACTAATAATAATTTAAATTATTGGCAACAAGTAGATAATTTATATGCAAATACTTATTTAAGGGAAGAAAATTCACGTAAATCAGTATTTTCTGTAACTTCTAGATTTAACGATCAAGTAAATTATATTTTTGGGGACGGTGTTTTTAGTGAGATTCCTGTTGGTTCTTTTAGAGCATATGTAAGATCAAGTAATGGATTGCAATATTCAATCGATCCCGCTGAACTAACAAATACTACATTAACTTTCAGTTATGTAAGTAAATTTAATCGCATTGAAACTTTAACTATGACGGTTGAGCTAACACAGCCTGTTAATAATGCCCAATCAAGAGAGTCTATACCAGATATAAAAGCAAAAGCACCCGTACACTTTTATTCTCAAAACAGAATGGTAAATGGTGAAGATTATAATAATTTTCCATACACACTTTACAGTTCTATAATAAAAACAAAAGCTTTAAATAGAAGTTCTATTGGAATTTCAAGAAATTTTGATTTACTTGATCCAACTGGCAAGTATTCAAGCACAACTAGTTTTTCTGATGACGGAGCATTATATTTTAACAGCAATGATAAGTTCTACGACTTTAATATAAGTGAGGCATCAGGATCCGCTAATAGGTTATTTAGTAATCAAATTCTAGAAATTATCTCAAATAGAAATCTGTATCAATATTATGTTGTAACCTGTGCTAGATATCCTATTAATGTTGCTTCAGGCGATGGCATTACAACATGGAATCAAACGAGTTATGATGGTACACTAGTTACTGGTTATTTTGAAAATGTAGCAGGACCTGTTGCAGCGGGTATTTATAGTGCATATAATATGAAATATTGCACACCTGGTTCTTTATTAAAATTTGTTGCTCCATCTGGATATTACTTTCTTAATGATAGATTAGTAGCAGGAGCTGCACCTTCAATTAATAATACGTTTATGTGGGTAAATGTTTTAAACGTTGTTGAGGATGGGTTTAACGGGGGTGAGGGCAATTTATATAATGGATTAGGTCCAGTAAGTTTAAGTAAGTTTGTTTCAACTGGTGCAATCCTTGAAACTATTATTCCAGTTTTTGATAATATCTTACCGAATCCAATATTGCAAGAAGTTCTAACTTATTTTGAGAATTTACAAAGTTTTTCTTTATATTATGTGAATATTCTGCCGGTTAATGTTAATAGATGGTTTATAGGAAGCTATAATAGACCAGACGCTCTTATAAAATTTGAAAGTTTAGGAGAGGGTGCATATAGAATAACAAGTAAAGCTATCACATATTATTTTGGAAGTGTTAAGAATACAAGGTTTACTTTTGATTCAGAAAAAATTATTTTTGATCCTCTATCAGGAACCTTAGCTTATGATACGGTCAAAGTTTTAAAAACTAATACGACACCTAATTCATTATCTATTTTAGGAGAAGATTTTAGACTTAATGTGGTAGGACAAACAGTTGAATCAGACGGTTACCCTGATGATTATGCGATTGAGGTAAGTAGTCTAGACTCAAAAAATTCTTCTTTAATTGATAATCCAGATTTTTTTACTACCATTACAGGTTATACTTTTGGTTCAACAAACACCTCAAATTTTGTTTTTATTGAGACTTTTACTGATATTAATTATCTTACAAAAAATGGATTAACTGAACCAACTTTAATTAATTATTCTTATGGAAATAAAAACGATGTTGAAGTAGTTAAATATGAATTTCCTGTAGGACAAATTTTTTACACATACGTAGAAAATAAATTTTATAAATCTGTTGCTGACACAACATCATTAAACATCGTAAATTTAACAGAAGTAACAAATTATTCCTCACAATCAGGAAGACAAAGTTTATTTTTTCAATACAATCATTTAAGTAATAACACTACAAGAATTGATCCTGGTACAACAAACATCATTGATTTATATGTAGTAACTTTGGCTTATTATACTTCTTATAACAACTGGATTAAAGACACAACGGGAACTGTATCTGAACCACTGAGACCAACAGTAGAACAATTAACACAAGAATATAACAAAGTAAATGACTACAAAATGATGAGTGACACAATTGTTTTAAATAGCGTCACTTTCAAACCTCTTTTTGGTAACAAAGCTTCTCCTCAGCTACAGGCTACTATTAAAGTAATAAAGTCTAGTCTGACAACAGCGAGTGATAGTGAAGTTCGTGCTGCAGTTATTACTGCAATGAATAATTATTTTAGTATTGATAATTGGGATTTTGGAGATACCTTCTTTTTTAGTGAACTAAGCGCATACTTACATTCAAATTTAGATGGACTTATAAGTTCTGCGATCTTAGTTCCAAAAGACCCCTCTTTGACTTTTGGTGATTTATATGAAATAAGGTGTGCGCCGTATGAGATTTTTGTGAACGGTGCTCAATCAAACGATATAGTTATTATTTCAGCGATTACTCCTGAACAACTACAACCTTAACGGAAAAATATATGGTAGCGCAAGTAAGAACAATTGATTTTCTTCCAGAAATTTTTAAAACAACACCTAATGAAAATTTTCTATCCGCCACATTGGATCAACTTGTTAAACAGCAAGATTTAGAAAAATTACAAGGTTATATTGGAAGAAGATTTGAATATGGTCTTACTCCTAATTCCTATTACGTACCTGAAATTAATAAAACAAGAACAGATTATCAATTAGAACCAGCTATCATTTTTAAAAAAAATGAGACTAGCCGTGCTATAGATTTTATAAGTTATCCTGAAATGATTGATGCGCTAAAACTACAGGGCGCACCAATTACTAATAACTCTTTATTGTTTGATAATCAATTTTATAGTTGGGATAGTTTTGCAGATTTAGATAAACTGTCAAATTATAGTCAATATTATTGGTTACCGTTTGGTCCTGATGTTGTTAATGTCGAACCTTTACCGGTAAATTTAACTTCATTTTTTGATGTAATAAGTCAGACAAATGAATTTTTGTTCATACAAGATAATTTTAAAATAGAAGAATTTAACCCGGTTATAACACTCTTAAGAGGCGGAACATACTATTTTAATGTTAAACAAAATTCAAAATTTTGGATTCAAACAATGCCTGGATTGTCTGGCACTGTACCTAACAGAACAAATGTTAGCACCAGAGATATTTTTGGATTAGAAAATAACGGAACAAACGAGGGAGTAATTACTTTTAATGTCCCTAGATCAGATGCACAGAACGAAACTACATATCAGGGGAATATAAATGTAGACCTAGTAAGCGATCAAGCCTTTACTAACATACATGGTCAACGATTAAGCACAATTGGAAATATTGATGGTGCAACCAATTTACTTGACAAAACTATTTTGTTTTATGGATCATCTGCTCTGCAAAATGCATCGGTAGAAACATTTTTTGATGAGCTTCCTTTTGATCAGGATACAATAAATCCTGTAGGATTTGATTCTACTACATTTGTCAACGTAAATCAATTTTTCTTCAAAGTTAATTATAATGAAACTGATATACCAGGTGACCCTATAATAAGTCTTACTCCACTAACTGTTATCCCACAAGATACGAATATAACAGTTTTATCAGGAAACAAATATATTTCTAAAAAGTTTGTTCGTTTACAAACTGGTGAGATACAAATTATTCCAGAAATAACTGCTCCTTTAGATGTTTTGTATTATCAAGATAGTTCTAATTTAAAAAAATTCGGCATAATAAAAATAGTTGATAACAATACTGAAAATTTTATAAATGTAGAAACTGAAATTTTAGGTAAGTTAACTTATACTTCTCCTAATAATGTAAAATTTACTAATGGTTTAAAAATTAGTTTCTCAGGAGATATTATTCCTGAGAAATACAAGAATGACCAATATTATGTAGAAGGTGTAGGGACAGGAATTAAATTAATACCAAATTCATCACTTGTAACTCCAGAATCATATTCTCAAAGTGTATATTATCCATACGATATATCGCCATATGATATAGCACCATACTCTGATATTGTTGAATCACCAATTGCACAAGATTATATTACAATTAGTAGAGCAGCAAATAATTTAAATGCATGGTCACGCGGAAATAGATGGTTTCACTCACAAGTAATACAAGAAACTATTAAACACACTAATAGTAGTAATTTATTAAACGTAATTAACAGTAATGAAGCCAGAGCAAAACGACCAATTATTGAATTTTATCCTAATTTAAAATTATTTAATTTAGGTACTGAGGCTAGAGGACCAGTCGATTATTTTGATGTAACCGCTACAGACGCCTTTACACAAGTTGCAAATCAATTGCAATATTATCCAGACGGATCAAGTTTTGGTTTATTTGACGGCTGTCGGGTCGTATTTTCTGCGGACACAGACGTTAATGTTAGAAACAAAATTTTTAGAGTAAATTTTGTTTCAACTGCGGAGGCACTACAAACATCAACTACAATTGTTTCAACGTCTGCTTCCACTGATAGGTTAACTGTTTCTGATTCAACGAAATTTGTTGTGGGTAGTTTAGTTTCTTTGAATCAAAGTATAGGTGGATTATCTGCATTTACCAAATATTATGTGTACGATAAACCTAATACTACTTCACTTAGATTAAGCACGGACCCTAATTTAAGTTCATTTATACAATTATCCAATGATTCAGGGAACGTTCTTTTAACACAGGCACCACCAATCATAACATTTACAAAGATTGCGAACGGTGACATAGAAAATCTTGACCAAGTTGTTGTTTTACTAGGACAAGTAAGAAAGGGATATACGTATTGGTTTGATGGAACAAATTGGATTCAGGGACAACTCAAAACAACAGTAAATCAGCCACCTTTATTTGATGTATTTGATACTAATGGTTTAAGTTTTGGTGATACAGATTATTATAATAGTTCTAGTTTTATTGGAACATCTTTATTTCAATATGCAACTGGAACAGGGAATAATGATCCCGTACTGGGATTTCCTTTAAAATATAGTTCAGTAGATAACATAGGAGATATTCAATTTGATGTTTCTTTTAATACGGATCAATTTACCTATGTATTAAATGGAAACCCAACTACACAAAATGTTAATGAAGGATACGTATATAATTATAATTCACGTGACACATATAATCGAGAGTTAGGATGGCAAACAGCTATATCAGAAAGTTTTCAATATCAGGCGTTCACATTTAACTACAATCCTTTAAACGGAGATGCTAAATTTATTTGTGATGTACCAGCAAATTCATCAGAATCTACTGCATGGCCTGTAATTAAAGTTACTGTTAGAGATAATGTATTATTTGACAGTGAATTTAGTTATGTAGTAGAAAATAATACTACAATTGTAACTTTAAATGCTAATCCAATTTTAGAAACACCAGTGCAAATTTTAATTTATAGTAATCAAGTTAGTAAAAATGCATATTTTACTATTCCCACAAATTTAGAAAATAATATTTTCAACGCACAAATAAAAAATTTAAATTTAGGAGATTTAAAAAATCACTACTTAAGTATTTGCACAAACAGCAAAAGAATTACAGGTCAAATTTTTGGTTCCAACAATTATAGAGATTTGCCCAATCTAGTTAGATACGGAACTAAAATTATTCAAAATAGTGCTCCACTGTCATTGACAGGAGCTTTGTTAAAAAATGCAAATTATAATTTAATTGATGCTTTAAACTTTAATGCAAACGAATATGTTAAGTATAAAAGTTTGTTGATAGATATCGTAAATAAAACTCCTTATGAAAGTTATCAAATAGCATCTACTATTTTAGATAACGCTATTAATGAAATTACCTCTTTTAAAGCTCAAAATAACTCATTCTTTTGGTCAGACATGCTTCCAAACAGAGGAGCGTATATTACTAATAGATATACTTTTAAAGCGGATGTACAACAAGCACAATTTTCTTTAAGTAAGATTTATAATTTTAGCTCTGCCAATTATAATGGTGTACTTCTTTATGTGTTGAGAGAGGTAGAGGGAGTTCTAGTAGAAAAACAATTAATCAGAAATGTCGATTATACTGTGAGTGCAGACGAACCTTTAGTAACAGTTCAAACAGATTTAATCGCAGGTGATGTAATAGTCGTTAATGAATATAACCAAACTTATGGAAGTTATGTTCCAAACACACCAACTAAGTTAGGATTTTATCCTGCAACCGTACCTGAGGTTGTTTACGATTCTTCTTATCTAACACCAACGTGGTTTATTAAAGGACATGATGGTTCGTTAACTACGCTATACGGAAGTTATACAAATGGTAATCTTACTGATTATAGAGATCAGGTAATTTTTGAGTTCGAATGTAGAATTTATAATAATATAAAAGTTAGTTCTAGAATTCCTATATCAAGTGATGAAATTTTACCTGGACAGTTTAGAAAAACAAATTATAATTACGATGAAATTTTACAATTATATTCTTTATCCTTTTTAAATTGGGTAGGACAAAATAGAATAGATTACAAATCACAATACTATATTACAACCGATCCATATACATATAATTATTATCAAGCTACAAATAAATTAGACAACACAATTGTAAAAAGAGGCAATTGGAAGGGTCTTTACAATTGGTTTTTCGATACTGCAACTCCAAACTTAACTCCATGGGAACTAATTGGATATACTAATAAACCAGTTTGGTGGGATGGCTATTATGGCGCAGCACCTTATACTAAAAATAACTTGGTGTTGTGGACTGATATGGAAAATGGCTATGATTATAATGACGGTAATCCTATAATAATTGAGTCTAGAAAAAGACCAGGTTTGTTAAAAGTTTTGCCAGTAGATGATTTAGGTAACTTAGTAGATCCATTAAATTCCGTTATAGGTAATTATGATGAATTAACCTTTCAAACTCAATGGAAAGTAGGTGATTGGGGGCCTGCCGAATATAGTTATCTAAAAAGTAGCACTTGGCCTTTTGATTTAGTTAAAATTTTAGCGTTATGTAAGCCAGCAAAGTTTTTTGCATTGGGTGAAAATTTAGATACCTACAAATATAATACAGAATTTAATCAATATTTGTTAAATGATAAATTTAGATTTACTACAACAGGCACCGTTGTGTATGGTAGTGGAACAGCACAACATAGTTATATAAATTGGATTGTAGATTATGTACAGAGTACTGGTAACTCAGGTTATGATCTACTTACAAATTATTTAAACAATCTAGATGTTCGTTTGGTATACAGATTAGCTGGATTCAGTGACAAAGAATTGCTGAAGTTTTATGTAGACAAAGGCTCACCGAATAGCAAAAATAATACTCTACTAATACCAGATGAAAGCTATAGTGTTTTATTACATGAAAATCAGCCGTTTGACACAATAATTTATAGTTCAATTATAATTCAAAAAACTGATACAGGATATCAGGTTTATGGAAATAGCCAAAACAAAATTTATTTTAAAGCATTGGCTCCATTAGTAAATGGTAAATACGAAACAATTACGTCTGGATCTTTATCAGTAAAAATATCAAAAAATTCTAGTGATAGAGTGATAATTGTACCTTACAGTACAGAGTTTAGTACGCCGCAGGCTTTAGCAGAATTTATAAATGGGTATGGAAACTATTTAAGTTCTCAGGGACTCTTATTTGATCAAGTAGAAAATAATGTAATTCTCAATTGGAACACTATGATTCAAGAAGTTCTTGCATGGATACAAGCAGGGTGGGAAACAGGTTCAATACTAAATATAAATCCTTTAGCTAAAAAGATTGTTATAGACAAAGAAAACTCTATTGTACAACCTCTTACTATTCAAGAACAAAATTACATTTTGAATCAGAATTTGATTCCTATACAAATTAAGGATATGTCAGTTATTCGTAATGGTGTTGAATTCTCTGCGATTCCAATCAAAGTTGATGATACTATTGCATACCTTAATGCTAACCTTAGTAATATGGAACATGCGATTGTGTTTGATAACGTTACACTTTTTAATGATTTAATTTACGATCCTAATACAGGTCTACGACAGTATCGTATGCTTTTAAAAGGAGCAAAAACTGCTACGTGGGACGGCACAGTTGATACTAAGGGTTTTATTTTAAATCAAGACAATGTTTTGGAATGGCAAATCAATACCAAATATACTAAAGGTATTATCGTCAAATATAAAAATAATTATTACGCTGCTAATGAAATAATCCAACCGTCAGATACCTTTCAACAAGGATTTTGGACAAAAGTAGATTATGATGAAATACAAAAAGGGTTATTACCGAATGCAAGTAGCAGAGCATATGAAAGCACTTTATATTATAATTCATACACTGCAAATTTGGAAAATGATGCGGATTTATTAGCATTTTCTCTTATTGGATATAGACCAAGAAATTACCTAGTCGCTGCTAATTTAGATGATATATCTCAAGTAAATTTATATAAAACTATGATTGTAGAGAAAGGAAGTAAACAAGCCACTTCTGCAATTCAAAATATAAGTTTGCCTACAGGAGGAATAAACTATACTGTTTATGAAAATTGGTCTATAAATGTTGGAAACTACGGCGGTGTATTAGATCAAAACTTTATTGAATTTAAGCTTGAAGAACAAAAGTTAAACGGAAATCCCTCAATCATTAGTGTAATAAATGGTGAATCTGAACCAGGGTCGATGCAAGAAATACCTCTGTATGGACTGACTAACTATGGTCGTGTCCCGCAAAATATAAGAATTTTACCTTTATTACCATCTTATAAAATGAATCAGTTGCCTTCAGCTGGATATGTAAATTTTGAAGATGTCAAAATGCATTCATATAAGGTAACGAATTTAAATCAAAATCTAGTTTCAATTAATGATGTTTATAAAAATGAATATGTATGGATAGCTGATTTTAAGGGAGATTGGAAAGCTTATGCAACCATTTCTCTAAGTAATTCTACTGACGTAATTTCTATTGTAAATGTTGTTAATAATTTAAATGATACATGTACAGTATTTTTCAGCAAACCTCACGGCTTAACAGTTAATTCTGTAATATTAATTTTGAATTATGCAAGTGCTGTAGACGGTTTTCACGTTGTTGTAAAAATAGGTAATGCAAACTCAGTTGTGATTGATTTGAGCTTACCGTTATCTATACCAAATATAGAATCAACAGGTATCGTTTCTAAATTACAAAATCAAAGAGTAAATTCACCAAAAGATATTATAAATTTAAATTTATTAGATACAGAATTTGTAAAAAATACTGTTTGGGTAGACGAAAATATAGATGGTACATGGGCGGTTTATAGAAAATCAATTAACTATTTAGGTACAACCACATTTACTAAGCCATCTCCTACTACAACCTTTGGAAGTAGTGTTGCTTATGACACTAAGCTTGGATATTTTATAGCTGATTCGGGTGCAGGAAACATTTACAGATACAAGTATATTTCAAATGTAAACTTTTGGAATTTAGAAGAAACAATAACACTATCGTCAAGCCCAACTGGTTTTGGTACCAGTATGGATAAGCAACAAAACTTTTTAGCAGTGTTAAAATCTGCAGCGACAAGCACAGTGTACATTTATGAGTTAGTTCAAACAGAAAAAATTGAAGCTGTTGCTTTACAAAATTCTTTTAACGTAAGCGGACTTACAGATAAAGTAGTAATGTCAGATGATTGTAATTATTTCTTTGTTGGAAAAAGTTCAACCAGACAAGTTTTTGCATATAGAAGAAATACGTTTTTAACCTATACAAGCATAGGCTATTCTTTAACAACAGCTATACAGCAGAATGGCACACAATTTACTGTAAGCGGTGATAGAAGGTCATTATTGTTAGAAGGACAAATGGTTAGTTTTTCTAATGCTGATACTGCTCAAACTTATAAAATAATAACTGGTACATATAGTTCTTCAGCAAACACCACAACCTTTACAATTGATGGTTACTTTTTTGCAGGCGTTACTGCAGGTACTATAGTTTATAGAGCATATTACAATTACACTAATGTAGCAACAATTACTGGTGCTGGATCGGCAACAAATTTTGGATCAAACATTGCTACCAATTATAATGGAACTCAATTATTTGTAAGCGCACCAAATCAAGATTTTAATGCTGTTACAGATACAGGAGCCGTGTATGTTTACAATAGAATTAGACAGGTTTTTGAAAGCAATTTCAATTCAATACTTACATTAACTACAAGCTTCACATTAGGATGGACTCCTGTAAATTCAGTGACAGTATTACGAAATGGTGTTGTGTTAAGCACAAGTAACTATACTATTTCTACTAATATACTGACTATTAATATTCAAATTAACGCCGGCGATTTAATCACAGTTGAAGGAAATGATTTTGTTTTATCTCAGACACTAATTGGTCATAGCCAAGTTTCTAATCCTAGAATCGGAATGCTTTATGGTAAAGGATTGGATATTAATACGTTTGGTAATGAACTATTAATTGGTGCTCCGTTCGACATAGTTGATGCTACAGGTACTGAAGGAAGCGTTTACCGTTATACTAATGCAGGCAAAAAATTTGGAATAATAACTGGCTCAACTGCGTATTCACTTTCAACGCAGCAAAATATTTTAATAAATGGTTTTCTTGTAACATTACCTAGCACAGGTATAGATGGCGCTGTAAGTGCTATAATACAAGCGAATATACCAAACGTAACTGCTTCAAAAACAATAGATAATAAATTAGTAATTCAACTTATAAATCAAAATCTCAATACATCCGGAGATAAACTTAATTTAACTGTTTTTGCCGAAGCTGATTATGCTAGTTTGGGAATCACATATTATCAAAAAACACAAGAGTTTCACGATCCTAATATTCAAAACGCAACGCAATATGGATCCGCACTTAAATTCAATGAATTTAATTCTTTTGTAGTTACTGCTCCTACGAGCAATAGGTACACTCAAACAAATTTTGATTTTACTGACGATGAAGATTACACAAACGATACCATATTTGATAATAATTTTACTATATTTGTAGATATTTTAGTTGAAGCAGGTTCTGCTTACATGTACGATTATTTAGGAGCATACAATGAAAGTATAAACAATATAGGAAATTTTGTATTAGCGCAGCTCCTTAACGATACTTCTACTAATATTGGTAGTGTACCATATTATGGAACCTCTATAGCATTTAATGACTATAAGGTTATTATTGGTTCTCCGAACTATTTAACAGGAAGTGAAAATGGTCGTGCGAACATTTTTATAAACAACTCTAATGCGTCTGACTGGAGTGTTTATAGAAATCCTAATCAAAGTGTTGATATTGACTCATTACACATAGTTTCTATTTACAACAATCTTAATAGCCTAAATATTGTAAATTTAGATTATATTGATCCTTTGCAGGGCAAACTATTGGGAGCTGTAAGAGAAAATCTTGATTATATTTCAAGTGTAGATCCTGCAGGATATAACAATAATAGTTCTACAAAAGTTGTTTGGGGACAACAGTATGTTGGTAAGCTTTGGTTCGACACCTCTCAAACAAGATTTATTGATTATCATCAAAATGATATAGTTTATAATAGCAAATATTGGGGTAGTGTATTTCCTGGCAGTATTGTTTCGGTTTATACTTGGATAGAAAGTGATGTGTTGCCTATCGATTATTCCGGTGTTGGGACAGTATATGATATTGATTCTTACACTACTCTTTATGAGGTAATTAATGGCGGCACAATTGTTACAAGATATTATTATTGGGTAAAAAATATAGGCAATGTAATAAGTGCGAACAAGACGCTTTCTGATAATATCATTTCATCATACATATCCAATCCTATTAGTTCAGGCATAGCATTTTTAGCACCGTTAAAGCAAAACGTATTTGGTTTGTATAATGTATCTGAATATATTAGTTCAAACTTTACTAGCTTACACTTAGGATTTAAGTCTAACTTAGGTAATGATGTTGCACACACTGAATTTAAATTAATAAGAGATGGTTATGCTGAAGATTTCTTACCAGGACTGCCAACACTATACAACAATCTTGTAAGACCAGACGGACTATACAGAAAATTACTAGATAGTTTTGCTGGTGTTGATGCACAAGGTCAAGCAGTACCTAACCCATTCTTGCCTAGATTATTACAAACTGGAACTAATTTAAGACCTAATCAAAGTTTTTTCTATAATAGATTAAAAGCTTTACAAAATTATGTTCAATTTGCAAATAATGTAATGATAAAGTTTCCAATAACAGAATTAAAAAATCCAAGTTTCTTATCATTAGGCGGATCCGCAATAACAGGTGTAAATGCCCCTGCATTCTTTACAATTTCGGGTGATAATTTTGATACAAATAATTATTGGGAATATGTGAATTGGTGGGAGGAAGGTTATTCAGACTCAACAAAAACTGATATTGATGTTGCCAAATATTACGATTTAGAAAAACTAACTCCGTATGAAAATATGATAGTCGGAGTAAATTCTAACAGTAACGGAAAACGTGAGGTCTATATTTACAGAGTAAATTCTTGGCAGAGAATAGGGTTAGAATTAGGTACAATTCAAATTAAAGACTCGCTTTGGAATTACAGCATTAATGGTATAGGATTCGGTGATAGCTTTTTTGATAGCGATCCTTATGATACGTTTCCCTCTGTCGAAACATATAATATAATTCGTGGATTAAATGAAGAAGTATTTACTGATGATTTGCTGATTTATAGAAATCAAGGTTTAATTTTATTGTTTAATTATATAATCACCGAAAGTGATGAATTTGGTAATTACTTGCCTTGGTTAAACAAAACATCATTCTTAGATGTTGAACATACCTTAAGAGAATTGGAACAAATTAAAAATTTCCAAAGAGACAATGAAGATTTTCTATATGGATACATTAATGAAGTTAAACCATATAGAGTAAAATTAAAAGAATTTAGTTTAAAATATACAAAAACAAATATCTATGATGGTAATATAACTGATTTTGATTTACCTTCTCAGTGGAATGCTGAATTAAATTCATTCGTAACACCTGAGCTAGTTTTTGGTGATACAACAAAAGACTCACAATATACTACTACTGATCCTATATGGGATGAAACTCAATACAATCAGTGGTTTAATAATTATGGAGTTAAATTACAAGGAAGACCAAATTATTTTATTGGTTTGTTAAAAGCATATGTGCCAGTCGCAACTAAAGTTATTATCGTAGACAATGCATTTGGCTATCCTGTAACAGGTGTTATAAAAATAGATAACGAATTCATCGGATATAATCAAGTTGATAGAGATTTAGGTATATTATCAGGACTGACACGCGGAGCATTTGATACCGAAGTCGTAGAACACATGCCGGGTACTAAAATTTATATTGACTTACCTGCTGTAACTGTATTGTATGCAGGCAGAGCCTATACCGAACCACCTAATATAATCACATATGTTGATACTTCAATTTTTCCTGCTCCTAAGGTTCAAGCTGCGATCAAAGCACAAATGTCAGGAGATGAAGTCATTGCAGTTACTATTTTAAACTCAGGTGAAGGATATAAAGTTCTACCAGAACTCATTATTGAACCAGCGATAGAACATAAATTTGACTCTACTGATATTAATTTTACAAATAATACCGTAAACGTTCCTTTCAAACTTTTTGAAACAGGAGACTTATTACAGTATAGAAAAGGTGATAATGTAACTCCTATTTTAGGATTGATTGATAAGCAATATTATTACATTAGACTAATTGAATATGGGCTGCAAAAACCCACAGTTACTTTAGCTAACGAAAACAGACCAACTGCAATAGCATTTTACATTTCAAAAATTAATGCTATAAATGATACGTATCGATTAAGTTTAGTTCAAAGTAAAACACCAAGTGATAATCATATTCTATCACTGGGAGCTAGATTAATCCCAATATCAAGTAATGCTCCTACAAGACAAATTACTCCTATCTTGAAGTTTGATAGAACAAGTTATACCCCAGTAGTTCAACCTTGGGCCCCTAATCAATTCTACATCTCTGATTATAACAGTATTGGAAATGATGCAAGTTACGGAAGTAGATTAGCAACTGCAATACCTTATAATTCTGTTTCTGGTTCTGTAGCCCCGCCGGGAGGAAACGGTGCTATATTCAATGTGTACGCTTGGATATATGGAAATGAAGATGAACCACCTAATTTTAATTCATCAGGAAATACTTATGGAGTCTATACTGCAGACCTTAATAGTGGTGGGTTAGGCTATCAAGTTGGTGACGTAATTACTATACCTGGTACTTCTTTAGGCGGAACCGCACCTCTCAACAGTTGTACAATCACTGTTGCGCAAGTTACACTTCCTGGATCAATAACTCAGTATGTAGTAGAAGGAATCCCTTCTACTGTTTTTAGGTCCAGTTTACAAGGTGCAACAGTTCCTATTACTAACGTTACGACTGAGACAGGTACTAACAATGTAATTGTTACTTTTAACTATGCTGCTAGTACATTAAGTGCAGGATATTTAAATAAAACAAAATTATATTTCTACAAGACTAGTAGATTAACAACTCCATACATATATGATAATTCTGGATCAGGTGGTGCAATTATTTGGGTCACTAGTCCTAAGATTTATGGACAAACTGTGCTTAATGAGTACTTTATTGATATAAAAGATTTTGGAAATATTTACACAACCGGTGATAAAATTACTATTTCAGGATCGTTATTAGGAGGTACTAGCCCTGCTAATGATTTGATAATAACAGTTACCTTCGCTCAATCAGGAGGCATAGTATTTTATTCACTTAGTGGAATCTGTGCTAACGCTTATGCCGAATACTATACTGTGCCCATAACAGCTACTCAGTGCAGATTATATTACAATTCAATATTAACAGATCCAGTAAAGAATACAGTTGGAACTCCGTTTATATTTACCACAGGGGATATCGGATTTTATCCGGAACCATTTACAACACCATCAGCTTCGCTAGTAGCCTACAATAATAAATTGTATAAGTGCATCGTTGCAAATAGCGATAGCACATTTGATTTTACAAAATGGGAACTGTTGCAAAGTGACTATTTAGGAATTAATGCACTTGATAGAATAGTTACATACTATCAACCTACAGGTAACATGCCAGGTAACTATTTACCTTTGTTATTGTCAGGCTTAGAATATCCTAACGGAACTAATTTAGGTAATAAGTTTGATGAAGATTTTGAATTAGATGTTAATTTACAGGGGCAGCCATTTTATCCAAAAGAAATTGATATAAAGAGTATAGTGTACGATGGAATGAAATATGTCGCTGTAGGTAATACACCAAATCATGCTACAGTTTTATATAGCACGAACGGAAGAGACTGGTTATTCAAAAAGATTAGTGATGTTCCTTTAAATGTAACAAGTATAATTTATTCAGGTTCTTTTTATGTGATTTCCGCTCAAAATTCTAGTGCACCTTTACTTATTAGTTATGATGGATATAATTGGGTAAGTGTTGGGTCTTATACTGTTTTTGATGACGCACCTTTTGATGTTACAGGGTTCGATACACTTTCTGTAGAAACTCCGAACGATGAGCTTTATAGTGTTGCATATTACAATAATAACTATGTGGCGGTAGGTAGCAACCTCTTAACCAGTATTAATGCAACAAGTTGGGGAACAGGGTTTAGTTTTCAAAGTAGATTGCCAAATGTTTTAAAATCTGTAAGTTATATTTCTGGATCAGGCCTCATATTTGAAGGATTTGTCGCAGTTGGTAGTGGTACTTCAGTCATTGAAGGGGCAAATACTCCTTCACCAGTTTTTGAGGAACAATCAAGAGTAATTATAAGCTATGACGGTATAGAGTGGACAAACACAAATCAAACAATTGACGCAAAATTTAACACAGTTTTTAATTCACCCACAAAAATTATTGCAGCAGGGGAGTTAGGTAAAATATATTGGTCAGTCAATGCTAGTAACTGGAATCCTGCAACGATATTAGGTCCTGTGTTTACTACAGAAATTAATCATGGTATATTTGCATTAAACACTTACGTATTAGTTGGAAATAACGGTATTGTGTTATACAGCGGTGATGGTCAAGTTTGGAACCAAACAGCTACAATTACAGTTAATACTTTAAATGAAATAAGTTTTGATGGTACTTATTTAATAGTAGTCGGTGAAAATTCAACAATTTTAAGAAGTAGAAATATAATTGATTGGGAAAATATTTCATTTTTACTTGTAGAAGAACCTCAATACACTATTCAGGGAGAAACGTTCCTGTCGGGTTATGGACCAGAAGAAATGGTTCCTGCTGTGATTTCTGATAATTTACAAATGATTGTCAAAACTACACCAGGCTCACTTTGGGACCCAGGCGTATATGATAATTTTGGTTTTAATATGGTAGGAGTGACTATAGAAACTGAAAATATCACTCAGTTTTCATTTGCAGGTATATCACCATTTGTGACAGAAATTGCGGTATATATTATATCTTCTTCAAACACCAGAGCGACTAGAATCTATAAAGTAAGTGATGTACCAACCGCAACTAGCCTAACAAAAATTCAAACAATTAATTGGGTAAACAAAACTGTTACTTTGACATCTCCTATTTCTCCAACGGAAAAAATTTATTTTGAGTGTTATGATATTGGTGGAGGAAATCAACAATCAAAAGGAACATCAGACACTATTCCTATCAAATTAGATACTGAAAAAAATGAAAGTTATATTGACACAGAATATCCATTTAGATCAGGAGTTTATTTATTTTCTGTGGTTTATATAAATGGAGTAAAACAAACATTAAACACTGATTACAGAATAGAGCCAAATAAATCAAATTCAATTAGAATAATTTTTGATTCAATAGTAGATTCTACAACACAATATGTAAGTTTTGCTATATTTGGTCCTACTACTACAAATTCGTACCAATATTGTATGCCAGAAACTCAGGTATTTCAATACACTAGTGGGCCACAAGTGTTTACTTTAACTAACTTTATGGGAGGTAGCAATGCTACTAATGCAGTAGTTGAAGTAGATGGTATTCGTGCAAGAAACACGATTGATTATACTATTGTAGGTAACACCTTAACTATACTACCTTCTATACCTGCTACAACTATAGTGAGTGTAACATCATTTAACGATACGCAAAATCAATATTTTGTGACGCAAACATCTACCACTATACGAGTTACTCCTATATATTATGTAAATACCCCTGCAACTCCGGTGATAATTACTACAGCAACTAATCCCAATTTTGTTGATCAAGATCAAGTTTTAATCGACGGAGTTCAAAACATACCAGAAATTAATAATAATATTTTTTATGTAAGACCTTTACCCACATATGTTGAAAACGCAGTAACGTATTATCCATTTGAACTGTATTTAGATTCAACCATGTCAATACCTGTAATTGGAAATACTTTTGGTACTTATTTTATTAATGGGGTAGGATCAGGTGGGTATATTTGGAAATACACAAATACTATTCAGTTGACTCAACCAACATTTGATGTTGTTGATGTGAATAGATTGTTTGTACATATCAACGGTACTAGAGTTACCCCAGACAATTTAAGAATAAATCAGCCTAACAATAGATTAAGTATTATGTCTCCTATCAGTTTAGGTAATACAATTATAGTTACGAGTTTCATGCCTTCCCCGACCCCAAATGAACTTTGGTATTCACTTCAGGTTGATAGGAAAGGTAGTATGACTATTAGTAATAGTAACCTTCAAAATAGAACTTGGTTAGTTGACCCATTGTACCCGACTGATACTGAAATTCATGTTAATGACATAACTACATTATTAGACGATGAAACAACAAACGCTATTGTTCAAAATGTGAATAATCAACTACTTGTCTATTTAAATTATAGTATAGTTGATATTGTGTTACTATCAATTTATAACGAAACTACTGAAATTATATTAAACCAATCCAAATATTATTTGGACACTGTAAATTCTGTTACTAAGATAGTTTTCACAGATGATGTAAGTTTAGGGGATAATTTGGTAATTACTTTGCGATTTGGTAAGGCGATTCTTATAAATGGGGAAAAAATATCATTTAAACTCGCAAATATCAGTACTAATACGTTATCTGGAATAACAAGAGGGGTAGATGGGACAGCAGCCCTTCCTGTTCATGACACCTATTCTTATGTGTTTAGTCTATCTACTAAAGATATACTAGATTCTTTCTATAATAACAAAGTTTGGAATTCTGATGACTATGCAGCCTCAGGGGATCCATTACAGATAAGTAACTCTGTACCAGCTAATTTCTTAAAAAGCGACTAAAAACTGATGATAAATACATATTATGACTGAAAAAGATAACACGATTGACACAAAAATAAAAGAGGAGCAAAGACCCGATGAAAATGCGGGATTCATTTTTAGCTCAGCTATTAAGATTTTTGATCCTAAAACTAATGAAGTTTTAGTCCAAAAAAGAGGCGATGATTAATGTCTACAATAAATTATCAATTAAAAATAGAAGGTTTCGTCAAAATTTCTGATCCTAATACAGGAGAGATTCTTGTTGACAAAAAAAATGCAATACATTATGAAAATATGTCAGAATCCATCGCTGATACATTAAGTAGTAGGGGATATGGTGGTATTTTTAAAATGGCGTTTGGAAACGGCGGAGCAAGCATCGATAGCACCGGAATTATTACATATTTACCACCTAATACGACAGGTCAAAATGCAGCATTATATAATCAAACTTATGAAAAAATTGTAGATGACACCAGTGTTCTAAACACAGATCCTGCAAGAAATAAAATGGTCGTGTCGCACATAATAGGAAAAGTTTACAGTGATATAGTAGTTCAGTGCTTACTCGACTACGGAGAACCAGCTGGCCAAGCAGCATTTGATAATAGTACCCAGTTAGAATCTACTTATACGTTTGATGAAATTGGGCTTTTAGCAGATTATGGCACTGACCCAGCCGGAAACGAAACCACAAGACTATTGACCCATGTCATTTTTCATCCGGTTCAAAAAAGTCTTAATAGACAGATTCAAATAGATTACACAGTGCGTATTCAAAGTTTAACAAACCTTGTTACCATATAAGATAAATACTAAAGTTTAAAAAATGGAGTAAAAACACATGGCATATACAATTATACGAAGCGACGGTACTGTACTAACAACAATTCAAGACGGTACAATTAATACCAATAGTACATCATTGGGACTTCCTGGACGAAACAAGTCTAATTACGGACAAGTTTTAGATACAAACTTTGTTAGACAGCTTGAAAGTTATGCCTCAAGTTCTCCTCCCCCTAATCCTCTGAGAGGACAACTATGGTTTAATACAACCACAAACACATTAAGTATATGTCCAGCTGATGGTACCCTTGTAGCAAGTAATTGGATTACATTAACATCTACAACAGCAGCAGGTAATGCAACCTTAGCTAACGTTAATGCAACTGGTAATATCATTGCAAACAATATTACATCTAATAACGCTATAATCGGTAATTCAATTACAGTAACTACAGCTAATGTTACAGGTAATTTATTTGCAGCAAATGCAAATTTAACAGTCGCACGATTAGGATCAGCCAATACTACTTCAATTACAACAGGTGGTGCTACAACAGGTGGTACTATTGTAGGGGCATGGTCAGCACAAGGTAACTGGACTATGCAAAATGGTAATATATCATGGACATCTAATTCATTTGGTATAAAATGCGATAGGTACATGTATGGTAATGGTGTACCATTTAATCCGGCTGGTACTTATACTAATGCAAATGTATTCGATTATCTTACCGGGGCGAATGCAGTGACACAATTTACTGGAAACATTGCACCTAACAAAGTTACAACTAGCGAGTTAGCAGGTGGCGGCAATATTACTGGTATTTGGCAGCTTAGTCCTAGTGCTAGATTGCAAGCTACATATGCTGACTTAGCGGAACGTTTTGAAGCGGATCAACCTTACGATGCTGGGACAGTGGTTGAACTGGGCGGTGTTGCTGAAATCACAGCGGTAGTTGATGAATTGAGTAATAATGTATTTGGAGTAATCAGCACAAGCGCAGCGTATATGATGAACAGTGCAGCAGGAGATGATAATACACACCCTGCAGTTGCTATTAGTGGTAGAGTTCCAGTAAAAGTAAAAGGTAAAGTTAAAAAAGGTGATCGTCTTGTTAGTGCTGGAAAAGGTTATGCAAGAGCAGCAAAAGACGGCGAAGCAGGTTCATTTAATGTCATAGGAAGAAGCCTTACTACAAAAACATCAGAAGGCATCGGTGAAGTTACAGCAATTGTTGTGATTAAGTAAGGGGAATATAATGACTTACGGACAAAATCAAAGAATTGATGCTTCTGACTATAATGGATATGTTGGTGCAAATCCAACCGCTACAGCTAACACATTAAATGCAGTTTTGGCAATAGGTAATGGTAGATCCGGATTAGGACAAACTGCAGTCGATCAAGTTACTGCGAACAATTCGCTTTTTAAAGTAACAAACGAACAGTGGAATTTTTTGATTAATAATATACAGAATATTGCATCTCACCAAGGCAGTACAATTACTCCTATTTCAATAACGTCAGATGGTCAATTAATTAGTGCATACATGACAGCAAGTGTGCCTGCAACATCTATATTCGCAAACAATTTAAATACTATTTTTACAAACAGAAATAATGCAGCAGCGCAAGGATCAACCTCTACAAATACTCGCACTTATGCTTCTTCATGGAGTACTAAATTAACATTTACGCATACTATATCGTTTGATTCAGGTGATAAGGCAAGATATTTCTTTAATGCAGGCGGGCAATTAGCCTTAAGTTTTTCACACCCTAGTGGAACGAATATGAATAATTTGTGGAATACTCTTGCCTCAGCATGCGGTACAATCACAATAAGTGCAGTAAACAGCGGTACACAAAATATTGCAGGCACAAATTTTAGCGGAGTTACACGAACAGGTGGGAGTGGAACACCAACTACAATAGCTTCAAATAATGGTTATTATGCGCTTACTAGTACTAATGCTACTCTTTTTAAAATGAGTGCAACTGTAGGTCCAACTGGATATCTTTCTAGTTTTATTGAAGTACAAGCTAGAACAAATGGTGCTCAAGGTACAAATGGTGATACTGGAAGTATTTTAACAATTACTACAACTTGGGATTCATTACCGGATGGCGGTACTACTTCTTTAGGTTTATCAGGACCAAACTCAACTGTAACGTGTGTCGCTAGACTTCCTAGCAGTTCATACCTATCACCCAGTTGGGGAAATGTTTCCATAAGCAGCACAGTTTCAGGCAGTTAATTTTTTCATAGTCGCTCTGTATTCTAAATATTTTGATGAATACAGATGAACTAATTAAAGAATCAAAAGCCAAATTTGATCATAATTTGGCTAAACACTATCTCAAAGAAAAATATCAAAGTAAATTAATTTTTGCAGATCAGGGCGGGCTTTGGAAAGCCACACCTGATTTCTTAAGTTTTCTTTCTTCCCTTACACTTATTGAAACTGTTATATTAGATTTGCATGAAAATCCAATTAAGGTTAATAAAGAATCATTAAGTATAAAAGCCCATTCTATATACCATAATGTTATGACTGAATGGCATGAAGAATGGACTGAATTAAGAAAAAAACGATGAAGGGCGTATTACTATTTGCCTTTAACAATGATGAAATAGATTATGTTAAAATGGCAAGCATTACCGCTAGAAAAGTCAACGATTATTTAAATTTACCATGCACTCTTATAACAGATGCAGAAACAACTTTTAAATTTGATAATATAATTTATTTAGAAAAAGACAGTTCAAATATTAAAAGACAAAAAGTTTGGAATAATAAGGGAAGGTATAATGCATATAATCTTTCTCCCTACGATGAAACACTTGTATTGGATGTAGATTACGTCATAAACTCATCAAAATTACTGAAAGTATTTGATTTTTATGATGATTTTTGTATTCACAACACTAGTAGTTTTTTAATGTATCCTAATTTTGAACAAGAAAAATTAGGATCTTCAAGTTTTAACACGTTATGGGCTACAGTTTTATTTTTTAAAAAAACTGATAGATTAAGGCATTTGTTTGAATCTGTTAAAATGGTTCAAGAAAATTATCAACATTATGTAGATTTGCATGGAATGTGGTCTACTACATTTAGAAATGATCATGCTTTTGCAATAGCAAATAGGATAATAAATGGTCACATAGAAAATATTTCAAATTATATTCCTTGGAATCTACTTCATATTGGTGAGAATACGTTTGTCGAAAAATTATCCGAAACAGAATATAAAATTATTTTACGTGAAGAAAAAACAAAATATATTTTGATAAAAGATACGGATTTTCATATGCTAGATAAAAATAACTTTATGGAAATATTCAATGACTAAAGGATATGTTGTTTTAGCACAAAATACAAAAACTATAAATTATGTAAAATGTGCAGAAATGCTTGCACTAAGTATAAAAAAGGTAATGCCTAACGCAAGTATAGCACTTATTACTGATGATGTAGAATACAGTAGATATTTTGATTACGTTATAGCTTTACCCTACGGTGATTTGGACAAAGATTCATCTTGGAAATTATCTAACGATTGGCAAGTCTATGAGGCTAGCCCGTATGATCAAACTATCAAATTAGAAGCAGATATGTATGTACCAATTAACATAGATTATTGGTGGGATACATTACAGTTAAATGAAGTCGTTGTATCATCAACTATTAGAAACTTTAGAGGAGAAATTAGCGATAACCTATTTTATAGGGGTTTTATCACAAATAATAGTCTTCCAAATGTGTATAACGCAATGACATATTTTAAAAAAGGAGAGTTTGCAGAAAACTTTTTTAAAACGATTAAACATTGTTTTGAAAACTGGGAAAGTTTAAAGCCTATGTTAAAATGTAACATTAATGAGAAAGCAACTACTGATTGGGTATATGCTATAGCCTGTCATATACATGGGGTAGAGAATACCACCCTACCAAAATTTGATTCTTTTAGTATGGTTCACATGAAACAATACATAAACGATTTGCAATCTGAAGATTGGACAAAAGAATTAATTTATGAGGTTAACCATAATAACATAAGAGTAAGCACATATCCGCAACTATATCCATTTCATTATCATATAAAAAACTTTTGTAATATAATAGAGAATGAACTTACCTGAATTTAGATTATACTATGATGATGCTGGAAAAGCATTATTTTATACTTGTGAAAAGTTAGATGGTAATTTTATCGTCATTGATTCTGATACATATTTTCAATCAAGATTTGACATTAAAATAATTGATAAAAAAATTGTAAGTATATATGATAAAAAGCTAATTGCTAAACTTAACCCTAGTCAAAATGGAACAAGTTGCCATATCAATGATATTAGCATAATTCATAATGGACCTAATTCAAAAAAATGGAGCTTAACTTTAAATGAACGTAATTGATATTGCAGACTTAGATTGCATTTACCTAAGTTATGATGAACCACAAAAAGAAGAATTTTGGGTTAAAATTCAAAACATGATACCTTGGGCACGTAGAGTTGACGGAGTTAAGGGTAGTGATGCTGCACACAAAGCTGCGGCAGAAGAAAGTGATACAGAAAGATTTATTTTAATTGACGGAGATAATTTACCTGATTTTAATTTTTTTAACTTAACATTAGATTTTACAAATAAGGACGAAAGTTATCAACACGCACAGTATCGATGGAAAGCTAGAAATGTAATTAATGGATTGCAATATGGCAATGGCGGCTTAAGTAGCTGGACTAAAACTTATGTAAAAAATATGAAAACGCATGAAAATAGCGGTGGTAATGTTACTACAACTATTGATTTTTGTTTAGATTATTTAAATGGTTCTTATTGGAGTATGTATGATTGTTATTCTACAACATATCCAAACTATACTCCCTTTCAAGCATGGCGTGCTGGATTCCGTGAAGGTGTAAAAATGTGTTTGGTTAGTGGACAAAAACCTGATGTAGATTTGTTTAAGAAAAATGTTGCTACACGAAATTTAAACAACCTTACTATATGGCATAACGTAGGCATGGATGTTGAGAACGGACAATGGGCTATCTATGGTGCAAGATTGGGAACATACTTAACTATGTTAACTGATTGGGATTATAATAAAGTTCAGGACTTTGATGAACTATTAAAGTTATGGGAAACATTTGAACACCACGAACCAAAACAATTATCTGA